GCAGACGCAAGCTGCGTAAAGGAGCGAAGTCATCGTATGGTGAATGGTGCATACGATATGGCTTTAGGTATTATGACCGCATCATTCCTGAAGACTGGCTCAAAGAAAAGGGCAAGAATAAACATCCCAAGTTTATTAAGTTCAGTGGTAACAAAGTGAAAAGGAGATGACAAATGGACACAAATTTCTTTGAGTTTGACGAGAACGATTATGTGGTTCGTGTAAGACCAACCGTAGTAAACAATGAGTGGACAGGTGAGATTGATATTGCTATCGTCACTTCTGCTGACAACAATCTGGAAGATGATAGTTATAGTCAGATGATGCACTTCACAAAGATGATGTGTGCTACTGTACCTCTCATGGAAATGAATGAAGATATGCGTAATTATGTCCACACATATGTCGTGGAAGAGATTGACAACATTATGGAACCTGTGGTAGAAGAGCAGGAAGTAACTGTTACACAGGAAGATGGTAACGTGATTAGGTTAAACTTTGGAACACGAACAAAGGGGAGTGCTTGATGACAGACTATAACAGGATAATGAAAGAGATTGAAATGAAGCAGCAATGGAAAGATGTGGTCTGGGATAAAGAGCAGCAAGCATCTGTTCAATCTGATATGGTCAACTCTCCACCTCACTACAATCAGCAAGGCATCGAATGTATTGATGCTATTCACGCTGCTTGTGGTGAGGGCTTTGAGTATTACCTTCAAGGAAACATTATGAAGTATCTGTGGCGGTATCGTTATAAGAACGGAACAGAGGACTTAAAGAAAGCCCAATGGTATTTGGAGAAACTGATAGAGGTGACAGATGAGAGTTAAGGTATATCTAACTATCGACATTGACCCAGATGAGTATCCAGTACCAGCGGATGAGGATGTAGCCATTGAGATTGAAGACAGCATCCGCGAATACTTTTATGAGATAGACGGTGCTACCGTCAAACACATACGAACATTACAGGAGTGACACCATGAACAACTATTTACCTACAGACTACCAAAACTTCATTGCGCTATCGCGTTATGCAAGATGGAAAGAAGATGAACAGCGCAGGGAGACTTGGAATGAAACTGTCGCAAGATACTTTGATTATATGGTTAGCCATTTGTCTAGCCATCACAACTATCAGTTATCTGATTCATTGAGAAGTGAATTGGAAGAGGCAGTGCTTACACAGCAAGTCATGCCTAGCATGAGAGCATTGATGACTGCTGGTCCTGCACTTGACCGCTGCCATGTGGGTGGTTACAACTGTTCCTACGTTCCAGTAGACAGTCCACGTGCCTTCGATGAGACTATGTATATTCTTATGTGTGGCACTGGCGTAGGCTTCTCCGTTGAGCGTATCGCAGTAGACAAACTGCCTATCGTGAACGAACACTTTGAGGCAAGCGATACAGTAATCAAGGTAGGTGACAGTCGCCCCGGCTGGGCAAAGGCACTGCGTGAGTTGATTGCCATGCTGTATGCTGGACAGATTCCACAGTGGGATGTCAGTGAGGTTCGTCCTGCTGGCGCACGGCTGAAGACATTCGGTGGTCGTGCCTCTGGCCCACAGCCGCTTGTCGAACTGTTCAACTTCTGCATTGAGAAGTTCAAGGGTGCAGCAGGTCGTAGGCTGTATCCAATCGAATGTCATGACATTATGTGCAAGATTGGTGAGGTTGTTGTTGTCGGTGGTGTCAGACGAAGCGCACTCATCAGCCTGTCTAATCTGAATGATGACCAGATGCGTCATGCCAAGGCAGGTCAGTGGTGGGAACACGAAGGGCAACGTGCGCTTGCAAACAACAGCGTTGCTTATAAAGAGAAACCACAGATGGGTACATTCATGCGTGAGTGGTTGTCTTTGTATGAATCAAAGTCAGGTGAACGTGGCATATTTAACAGGCAATCCGCAAAAATGCAAGCATCAAAGAATGGTCGGCGTGATATTGACCATGACTTTGGATGCAATCCATGCAGTGAAATTATCCTACGTCCATATCAGTTCTGTAATCTTTCAGAGGTAGTTGTCCGTGCATCCGATACAGTGGAGACACTGAAGGAGAAGGTTCGCCTTGCTACTATCCTTGGCACATTGCAAGCCACACTGACAGACTTCAAGTATCTGCGTAAGGTTTGGAAAAACAATACAGAGGAAGAGCGTCTGCTTGGTGTCTCACTGACAGGTATCATGGACAATGAGATTACGTCAGGCCGCAGTTCAAAGTTGGGTATGAACATTGGACAGGTACTTGAGAATCTACGTGACGTAGCAGTTGAGACTAACAAGGCATATGCCAAGATGATTGGTATTCCACAGTCTGCTGCTGTTACATGTGTCAAGCCTAGCGGCACTGTTTCACAGTTGACTGATGCTGCATCAGGCATTCATGCACGGCATAACCCCTACTATATCAGGACAGTTCGTGGTGATAACAAAGACCCACTTACACAGTTCCTTATGTCACAAGGTATTCCAGCAGAGCCTGATGTTATGAAGCCAGACAGCACAACAGTGTTTAGTTTCCCAATGAAGTCACCTAATCGTGCAGTAACACGGACAGACATGACTGCCATTGAGCAACTTGAATTGTGGCTTATGTATCAGCGTTACTGGTGTGAACACAAGCCTAGTGTCACTATCTCTGTGAAGGAACACGAATGGATGGACGTAGGTTCATGGGTGTATAAACACTTCGATGAAGTATCGGGCATTAGTTTCCTGCCCTTCAGTGAGCATACATATCAACAAGCACCTTATCAGGACATTGATGAAGAACAATATAAAGAGTTCTTGACAAAGATGCCAAAGAGTGTAAACTGGTCATTACTACGTGAGTTTGAAAAGGAAGACACAACATCAGGTGGTAGGGAGTTGGCTTGCACAGCAGGTGTTTGTGAAGTTGTTGACTTAACGGCTGCATAGTGATAGAGTGTAGTGGATTAGACTTGTTGTGGTGGCAATGGTGGATTCTATCTGCCATCACAATTAACACAGTAGTAAACTTAATTGTCTTCTTTAGAGGACGTAAGTTTAAAAAGGAGTCCCCATGACGGTGGGGTCGCATAGTGACTGAATAACCCCTTGTGACGGGGGTAAGGTATGCACGGGGAGTGGTACTCCTGCTCAACCAGCAAACGTGTAGTTCGGGCGAAGTATTAGACAGTTACTAGCCGGATGTGGGTAATAGTCAAATCCCACCTATGCACTTTACGAAAGGATTGACAATGACAGGCATGATTGATATAAAGGAAGTAGTTGAACATGAAGATGGTTCAGCGACAGTAACATTTGAGTGTGATGACGAAGCAAAGATAGCACTTATGAATGAGGGTTTTATCTCGCTAATTGAAAAGGCAATTAGCAAGCACCACCCTGAATACGAAGCAATGAAAGGAGTACCAAAAGATGAAGATTAAATTTGATACACACACAAAGGATGTTGCTGCTGCAACGGCTGCATTCAGTACACTATATGCATACTGCAAGGACTTGACACTGAATAAATCATCTTGGGGTGAAGAGTGCTTGAATATCTATGGTGAGATTGACTCAATGAATATGAGTACATTAGAGAAGGCACTGCCTGATGGCATGTTTAATGAAGACGCAGACAAACTCTAAATTAATCTGGAAACAGGGGGATGGATGGATACAGTTTAACCCGCCACGCAGTCATCCATCCTACGAAGAGTGGCAAAAAATGAAACAACAGAAGGAGAAAGAAAATGAGCAACGAAACTAAAGATATGATTACAATCAATGAACAAGAGTATGATGTTGGTGAGATGAATGACCAACAGAAATACGCAGTCAATCAGATACGTGCGTTGAATAATAAGATTGTTAATGCGCAGTTTGAACTTGACCAACTTCGTGCGGCATATGACATGTTCTCTCGTGTTCTTGTCGATTCGGTGCAATCACCAGTCGAAGAAGAGAACAAGGACAATGACTAATCTTGAACCAAGCGTAGAAAATCGTAAGAAGTTTGACATTGACCTTGAGTATGGCAAAGTACGTGAACAGATTGTAGCTGATATGCTTCAAGATAAGAAGATTGAAGTAAAAAGTGAACGAGATGTCTGGCAAAAGACAG